TTGTGTGGGCGACTGACCATTAAATCTGAGCATTAACCGCCCCAGATGTAACGGTTAACACCAAAGAAGTTGGTGCTTGCTGGCGTAGCAGCGCCTGCGTAGGCAATAATACCTAAGCATGGATTTGACGTTGCAGCAGCCTCTTGAATCATTGGCAAGGATGGGAACTGGTTGAGCATATCCCGCTCTGACAGAAGGAACTGAGTCGTAAGCTGAAGCTCCATGATCGGCTTTGCTAGAACCAAGTTCGTGAATGTCGATGCCGTACCGTTAGCTGCGCTCTGCTGCCAAGTTTGCACTGATCGGATTCCCGTATCGCCAGCTTGAAGTGGGTAGAAAGGCCCAATATTGTTGGCTGCCGTCCCTGTGTGGTAGATGTGGCTGTTCACTGCCGATACAGTAGCTGCTACGGTCTGCGGAAGACTCCTTGTACCGGTATTTGCTTGATTGGTGTAGGTCATCGAAATGTTATGCGCTGTCGCCCCTGTGGTCGTTGGGGCTACTACCGAGTAAGCCATAACACCTGCGCCTGTTGTGTACCTTGGTAGCGTTAAGGTATTAGCCAGTGTAATTGCTGAACCAGTGTTTCCATCAATCCTTGCGTAGCACCCCAAGAGATCGACTAACAGTAGCGTAATCGGAACCGTGGTAGCACCTGCTGTTTGTCCGCTCATCGTCAGAAGGTGTTTTGTAGCCGTCCCGCCAATTAGACCGCCGGGCCAGATTGACCCCTGCTGATTCGCGTTGTACGGAGCAAATCGTGGTGACTGACCGTTAGTTGTACCAGCTATCACAATAAAGTTGTCAACCGACCCTGCAAACGTAGAGTTGGCAACAATATCAATTGATTGCGTAGCTCCTGCTACTACTGCCTGTGTCGTTGTTGTTGAAGTAGTAATTGCAGTACCAGCAGTACCGCCGCCCAACTGAATCTGAATCTGCCCTGCGGATACGCCTGACGTAGTGATGATAACTGTGTAAGTGACGCCACTCTCCAGAGTGATGCCAGAAGTTTGAGTAAGGTTCGATGCTGTGCCTGCGGTCTTTGTGAATACGCCAGTAACGCCCCAGGCCCACCCTGTGCCAGCAGTCCACTCAGCGGCAGAATCAAAGCCCCAGTTCTTTACATAGTTCCCATGATAACCTTGACCACGATCCGATGAACCGAGAAAGAGATCATACCACCGGCCAGCGGTCATTACCGTTGGAGTGATGCGGTTCCAAGGTTGTATCCAGCTTTTACTGTTGGTTGTCGCTTGGTTGATTACGTCGTCGTATGAAGAAAAGCCCATGATTAGCTCCTGGCAAATACAATGTGACCGCGAGTAATACCGCTCGCGGTGCCGTTAGTTATTGGATTGACAATATGATTCAAGTAAGCCCCATTGGGGACGTAAGGTGGGACTTTGTTTCGAGGCAGGTCGATTTCGTAGGTCGTAATTGTATCGTAGGCTGTTACTTCCATGATCGGTTTCACCAGAACAAATGCGCAGAAGCCTCCACTTGAGTTTGCTACCTGAACAGAGATGATCTGTTTTACATCCAGAGTCCCATACGCCAGTGGTACGAATGGACAACAGAAACCAGAACCTGATCCAACACTGCTAGAAAACACATTCAACGAACCAGCAACATTCATTGCGTTAATCCAGAAGTTTACCGCAGCAGACACCCCATTACTATCGACATACTGAAGACTGACCTGAGTCGGTGACGGGGCAGTTTGAGGAATCGTAGTGACTACCATCAGCCTCATGCCGCTAGTGTATCGGCTAGTCCAATTGGTGTTGTCAAATATCTGCGGATCGGTTGAGTCCATGTCAACCAATGGGTAAAAGCCGCAGTAGTCTAGTAACATAGCATTTCCCGGCCAGATACCAGACCCTGTACCGCCTCCACCAAGAGCATAGCGAACGATATAGCTGTCGCCGCCTAGACCAGCGTTGATGCCGTTATTTGACGCGCCTACAAGCGGAGTGTAAGCCAAAGCATCGCCCACATACGGATTGTATTTAGGGGTTCCTGCGGCCATTGAGAGGTCTACCCAAAATCCAGAGGCAGCGGTGGTAGGGCTGGCCGTCTTATGCCAGTGCTGCCGCCAGACCCGATTAGAGTCCCAACTATTAGCCAAGTCTCCGACACCGTTAATTGGCATTCTGTACCACCTTAGCCGCTTCTGGGGTCGCTACAATTGCCGCGCTAAAGTGCTGGCAGGTACGAAAAAACCGCTGACCATAGACGATCACTGGCTCGTTGCACTCAGCACACCGAAACAATGGAGCCGCTGTCTGTTCATCAGCGGCTTTCTGAGCAGCAGGTAGCATCAGTCAACCGTTACAGTCAGTGCGCCAGCGGCAAACTGAGGCTGAATGCCGTTGGATACGGAAAGAGAGCTTGTCAGTGCGCCTTTCATCAACAAGTTACCAGTGCTGGTAGAGTCCGTACCAATGCCAAAATGCGTCACAGTTGACGTACCGCCTGTACACTGAGGAAACTGAACAAGAGCAGCATTTGAAATAGTCTGTGACGTTAGCGTCCAGCCACTGCCCGTGCGTGCGACAGCAACGCGAGCATAAGATGTGTACGCAGTTTCGCTGGTGGTCTGGCTACCTGCTTCGCCAGGGTCAGCAGTATGCAGACTGATGTAGAACGATCCTGCCGTAGCAGAGTTCTGGAGACCAGAAACATCGCCAATGTTTGCCCAGTCTACGTTCAGGAACACAAGGTTAAGGAGATTCGCTTCTGCCGTGTTTGTAAGACTCATTACATATCCTCTTAGGTTTGATCTATAGAAATAAGTACGCCATCTGAGTAATTGAACGTCTTTGTAATCGTCTCAGTGGCGGTGTAATACACAATGGATGTCAAAACATCCCCCGAATACCCAAAGACTTTGTAATTACCGCTGTCGTAGGTAATCTGTGTCAGCAAGCCGCTTGTGTAGCTGAAGGCTGGGCCTGTCTCGCTAGCACCACCTTCGCCGCTAGTTGTCCTGTTGATGACAACACTGCTAACATGGCCGCCTAGATCGTCAGATGTAGGCAGTTCGCCTGCGTCTATCTGCTGTCCGTCAGAAAGCGATAAAACAAGGTGATTATCTAGTGCAATTCTGGCATCAATAACACTGACGCCTTCTTCGCCTTTTTCACCCTTCTTCCCTTCTGGCCCTCTATCGCCAGCAGCGCCTCTGTCGCCTTTCTCTCCTCTAGTGCCTCTTGGGCCTTGAGAACCTGTATCTCCTCTGTCGCCCTTCTCGCCTTTCTCTCCCTTGGGCGGCTGATACGCCGTAGCCTTCTGGAGCTTCTCAATGTCGTGAGCGAGCGCCTCTGTCTTTTTCCTGTATTTGTCATCTAAGACAGCTACTAGGAGCTTACTGTCCATTTACAAGTCTCTGCATCAAATCATCGTCAGTACGCGACTCTCGTTCCTCTTTCTTCTCCAGCAGGGCTACCTTGCGCTCATCCAACAGCGTTTGTACCAACTTCAGGCGCTTCTCAAACTCGTCGCCTTGGTTGCCAGACGATTTCATGTTCTTAGTTGCCGCCTCAGTTGCTTTGATACGCAACTCAAAAGGCAACATACGGGTTTCTTCGACGTACTTAGCTGCCCTTGCGGCAGACTCATTTGCCTGAGCTTCCAGAGCAGCCGACTGAGAGGCTTGGAAGCGCAACTGGCTCTCCTGCTGTGCCTGTGCTGCCTGTTGTGCTTCAGGCGAAGGCTGAGAGGCTGCTGTGAGGGTCTTCTTGAGTTCCTCGCTGTTGCCCAGGCTCATGTTGTCTACAATAGCCATAACAAGGGGAGCATACAGAGGGCTGTCTTGGCCCATCGTCTGAAGCAATTGAGTGAGCTGGGTAACTTCGTACTCTCTGGCAATGATGCCAAGTGAGGAGGTAGCTACAAACTTATAGTCATTGACCGGGTAGTGTTCAGGGTCAAACTGCATATAGCGCCATGCCGCCTTTTCTACGAACGGGATTATAAACGATTCCTGGAAGTTAATCAAGGTACGTTTGTGGCGTTTAATGATAGCGCCTAGGCTCATGGAGATACCAGCAGCGGTAGCGTCACCGTTGATGCTTCCTGCTATCCCAGCGCTGTCTATTGCGCCTGTAGCCATCTGGAGCATACGCTGGAGTGCCTCAGCCTGCACAAAGGTAACTTGATCCACAGCGCCCAGTCGAATAGGCTGGATAACGTCGCCCGGAGGGCCAACAGTAAGGATGGTCTTGCCGGGGCGTACGTCCATACTCATACCACGCGGCATACGAGTAGAATCTACCCCTATCATCGGGTGTACAGTGAGCGCCAAGGCGTCCTGACGAGCACGCAGCTCGGCATCCAGTGCCTTCTGGCTGTTATAGGCCTTCTCGCAGATTCCACGGCCCCAGAATCGCCCAGGGACAATATCCCAAGGGAAAGCTATGACAGGACGGTCTTGCATCATGTAGGGGTTCTCCTCGGCCTTCAGGAGGGCACCACCGTTAGCAATCACTACGATAGCCTCAACATACTTGGACTTTTCTTCACTGTCTTCGGTGAGGGTTACAACCTCTACCCCTTCTTCCTGACGAGCCGCTTCCAACAGCTCACGGGGAACCTTGCCAAAGTAGGTAGTACGGCGTGTACGCCCTTCTGCCGGACGCTGGATGGTAATATCAGGCTCGCGGTCGTCTTCCCATACGGAGGTGTCTAGCCTTACCTTCTTGTAAACGCCTTGTTCCTGCTTTTCTTCAATCTCGTGGGTGGGGACGTCTTCATCAATAGCGCACCCCAGCGCGTCTGCAATATCCACTGCGGCTGGGTCAATAGCAAAGTTCTGGGGCAGGATAGGACGCAAGCGAACCACAGTGCGATCAGTGATGTTGACACCTACTGCCTGCAACTGCCCGTCCATAATAGGCTGAGTGGCTGGTGCCATCTCCTTGACGGTCTCAATGCACACCTCTGCAATCCCTGAGCCATACACGGCGCTGGTGAGCAAGCACTCTGCCGTAGCCTTTCTGATCTTCTGCTTCTGAAAGTCTTCGTACAGCTTCTTCTTCAGGTAGCTGACATCTCCACTTTCTTCGTCCTGCAAGTCGTCTTTGATGTCAAACCAGCGGCCACGGCCAAAGGTAGCTTCTTCAATCCTT